CACGCACACGATTATCATTATCATCTGTTGGATTTCTTCTTTGTTTTAGAGTTTTTCTTGGCATTACTTAATACCGAGTTCGTTTTCCGTAAGAACCTTAAACTCATAACCACGATCTAGACACCACTCTTCTGCTGCCTTCCACTTTGCCTGATTCTTGGCATACTCAACGACTTCATAGATATATGCTTTCGTCTTTCTTTTCTGAACCTTTGGTTCCACACACTGTTTTTGTGGTTTAATCTCAATAATCATTTTTTTGATTTTACCACTAGATTCTTTGACCTTAATATAAAAGTCTGGGAAGTATCTGTGGTATCTATTGTCCAGTGGTGATCTGTAGGGAATAACAACCTCCTCACTAGAATATTCTATAATGTTTTTATTCATATCGCAGTAGTAGAGAAATTTTCTTTCCCAACTACTTCTATAAATGATATTATAAACATCTCCTTTATATTTTTCTGGATTTGATGGTTTATATTTACCTTGTAGATATTCTTTCTTAGGCATTTTTCCATCCTTTAACAGATTTTCTTTTTCCTTGCATCAATTCGCAAACATGACCACTACTTAATTTGTGCTCCCTACAAAAATGCGATAAGCAAGAAAATTCAACTATTTTACCATCTTTAATTAAAGCACCTTTTTTGTGTAAAGATGGTCTTTTTGTTCCAGTAGCACTTTTACTCATTTTATCTTTCGTTTTTTGAGAATGCTTTTTTCCACTCATTCCGTGATTTTTTAACCTTTCTTTTCTTTGATCTTTTGAAAGATTATTCCAATAAAGTGCAGTAGTATTTGACATTTTTTTTATTGTTTTATCATTATAACAATCCCATTTTTCATCTTTAGTTGTATCAAATTCAATTGGTCCATTATCATCAATATTAAGAGATTTGCTCAAATTTTTCGTGTCAAATAACATAGGAATTTATAAACTTACATTCCCATTTATTTATATCTAAATACTTAATAATGTAAGACTCGTATAAGGTATTTAGAGTGGCAGAATCGCTAATTCAAAATTACAAGATGAGGACTCTTAACAGATCCGATCTTGTAACACCATCCTTATCAAATCAATATCAGGTTTATATTTCTGGAATACCTAAAAAAATTCTTTCATATTTGGAGGGAGATTATGGAGTTGATAGTAGTTGGATCAATAGAAATGTAGGATTAATGTGTGCAGAAGCAACTTTACCAACGAGTTCTTTTGCAACCTCTGAAGTAAAGGATAATTTTCAGGGTATTAATCAACAATTTGCTCATACGAGACTATATGTTGACAGTGATTTTACTTTCTATGTTGATTACAATTATAATATGATAAAATTTTTTGAGGGGTGGATGGATTATATTTCGGGAACAGATCAAAAAGTTCCTAGTAATAGTAAAGGATATTATCGTAGATTTAATTATCCAAATGATACTGAAAGTGGATATAAAGTTGATACATTGTCAATAACTAAATTTGAACGAGATTATCAACGAAGCGGAACATATTTACAATATGATTTCTTCAATGCTTTTCCTAAAGGAATGAGTGCCATTCCAGTTTCATATGGATCTGCTGATTTGGTAAAAGTCACCGTTACTTTTGCTTATGATAGATATATCATGAATCAAAAGGATAAAGCATCTAATGCTCCTGCACCTCCTCTTAACCCAGAAACAAAGGCAAAACCAAGACCAAAAAATACTGATGGAACAATTGTAACCAGAGGTGGAACTAAAATACCTCAAGGCAATTTTAAATCAAGTTTATAAATCGTCAATAAATAATCACAACTGAACTTATAATGGGTTAGTATGCCTTTACCAAAAATTAATACCCCAACCTATGAGTTGGAATTGCCTTCTAATGGAAAAAAAATCAAGTATCGTCCTTTCCTTGTAAGAGAAGAAAAAATCCTTATTATGGCGCTGGAATCTGAAGATATGAAGCAGATTTCTAATGCAATTAAAACTGTTATTTCCGACTGTATCCTTACAAGAGGAATTAAGATTAATGATCTTTCTACTTTTGATATTGAGTATATATTCTTAAATGTAAGAGCGAAATCTGTTGGAGAATCTGTTGAGGTTAATGTCACTTGTCCTGACGATGGAGAAACACAAGTTCAGGTAGAAATTGATATTGATAGCATTCGTGTTCAAAAGAATCCAAAGCACACCAATATCATTAAACTAGATGATGATCTTTCCCTCAAAATGAAATATCCCTCTCTGAATCAGTTTGTTGAAAGTAATTTCGAAACATCAAACAATGATAGTGATGTTGATAAATCACTTGATGTAATTGTTTCTTGTATTGATACGATTTATAATGAAGAAGAATCTTGGTCTGCATCAGATTCTACAAAAAAAGAATTGCAAGAATTTGTAGATCAGATGAATACAAAACAATTTAAAGAGATTGAGAAGTTTTTTGAGACTATGCCAAAGTTATCTCATATCATTGAAGTAACAAATCCCAATACAAAAGTGAAAAGTGAAGTTGTTCTGGAGGGTCTGGCAAGTTTTTTCAGCTAGCGATGGCGCATGAAAGTCTTGAGAACTTTTATAAGACCAATTTTGCCTTGATGCAACATCATAAATACTCATTAACAGAGTTGGAAAATATGATACCTTGGGAAAGAGAAATTTATGTATCTCTTCTCCAGCAATATATTGAGGAAGAAAACCTGAAGTATCAGCAAAAGAATGGCATTTAGTAGTCAGGCATTTAGGGCACCATCGTTAACATCAAGACCTAAATTGGGGAAGACTACTGTTTCCTCTTCAGTTTTTCGTGGAACTGCTGCGGCAGTAAGTTCCCCCAAGGCTATGAAAGTTCCCAAAGGAATGGGGTATGATAGCATTTATCGTGGTTCTAATGTAGATCCTAAAAATCTAAAGCAAGAATCTACACCTGTTGAACAAACTCTAGTAGAAACAAATAGAATTCTTGTAGAAATACAAAACCAGTTAGCGATTGATTTTGCCTCTAGGATTGCGAGAGATAAAGAAGAAGTTAATAAAATAAGAGCAGTATCCGATAAAAAGAAAAGAGCAGAAGCAGAAAAGGGTGCTGAGGCAGTCAAAAAAACTGGTGGTATTATAAGTGGAATAGGCAATAAAATACTTGCTCCTGCAAAGGGAATATTTGATAAGATAAAAGATTTTTTAGCAATAGTCCTTACTGGATTTTTAGTTAATAAAGCACTTCCTTGGTTGGCGGCAAATCAAGGCATTATTGATGGGATATTTAAGTTTCTTGCCAATCATTGGAAGAAGATACTTTATTTGATTGGTGGTATAATAATATTCAAGGTTGTTCGTAAGATTATAAAAATCTTTAAGGCAGTCAAGGCTGTTGCAAAGTTCTTAAAGAATGGAATAAAAGCATTATTCAATATCTTCCGAAAAGGTGGAAGAGTGATGGGTGCTATGAGAGGAGCACTCAAAGGTGGACAAGGAGTAAAAGGTGCATTAAAAGCAGGACAGAAGGCATCACAAAGGTTTGGTGCAAAAGCGGCACAATCTGCGGCAAAGAAAGCAGCAGCAAAAACTGCCGCAAAAGCGGGTGCAAAGGGTCTTGGTAAAGCGGTATTGAAAAAGATTCCTCTGATTGGATTGGGTGCTGGTATATTGTTTGGTGCTCAAAGAGCACTTGCTGGTGACTTTGTGGGTGCTGGTATGGAACTGGCATCTGGTGCTTCTGGAACTGTTCCTGGTTTGGGAACTGCTGCATCTGTTGCGATTGATGCGGCACTAGTAGCAAAAGATGTTGGTGCATTTGATGGTGTCGGAAAAGACGGAACAGTTCTAGGAAAAGATGTTGGCGACAAAGACACAGTTGATACCAAGTTAACTGTTGGTGAAACAGTTGTACCCAAAAAACAAAGTAAAGAATTTAAACCGTTCCTAAACGATATCATCAATAATGAAGGTGCATTGTTTAAGGCAATGGATTTGTCATTTAAGATGCAAGAACAAAACATTAAAATGTTTACCGATATAAATGAAAAGTTTGATAATGTTCTGACATCCTTTGACAATATTATTGATGGTATGAAATCTAGTAGCACAACAATTAGTACTGGTGGAGGGGGTGGAGGCACTTCTGCAAGCACAGCAGCAGCATCTATATCTCCACCTACTACTGGTGGAGGAGACACATCACAAAAACTAACACCGCCTATGGATGATGGTGAAGGAACAATCACCACATTACCAATGTTGCCAGATACTTCATCAAATATTTCTGAGGCAAAAGCAGCAGCACCACAAGGTGGAGATTCTGTTCCTGTTCTGGATGCCGAAGATTCTGATAATTTCTATGTTGAATTTATGAAAAAACAATTTGGAATATTTGGAGCTTAGTAAATGGAAACCAGACAGGTAGAACAACTAAAACTAAATGTTACAAATATAAAAAGTTTCTTAGTATCTTCAAATAAAGAAAGTCAAAAGATTTCGGCACAAAAGTCTTCACTTATAAGAAGACAAGAACAATCTGAGAAAAGAAAATTAAAAGAAAAAAATATAGAAAGTGTTCCTGGTTCTGGAACTGCCGGAAATATTTTTAGTAAGATTACCAGTCCTGCCACTAGTTTTCTTGATAAGATATTAAATTTTGCGGGAAGTATTTTACTTGGTGTAATTGTGAATAACTTACCTGCAATAATAGCAAAAGCAGAAGAAGTTATTAATGTTGTTAAACCACTTTGGGATGGAGCAGTAAAAACTATTGGATTTATATTCAATACTTCTAAGACCATATTTGAGGGTGTAGTATCGTTCTTTAATCCCAAAAAAGTAGAGAGTGAGACGCAAGAAGTTACCGCAGAATTAAACTCATTGGAAAAAGAACTTGACTTTGATGAAAATATATTGGGAAATCTTGGACCTCTTCCATCCGAAGAAGAGTTTGAGCAGGATGAGGTTGAAGAAATAACTGAGAAAGTTCCAGAACCAGTTAAAACTATAATTCCGGTAATTCCTTTCAGTCCACCAGAACCCCAAAAGAGAAATGAGGGTGGGGAAATTATTAGAACAACGCAACCAAATCAATCACCTCCCAAATCTTCTGAGAATATTAGGCACCCATTCCAAAGATTATATAATAATGTTCATATGAATCGTGATACATTAGAATTATACAGAAAAAATATAGACAAATATGAAAAGATTAATGAAAAACTTAAAGGTATTAGTCTCGGAGGAGGAGCACCTACTAGTGGAGGACCTCCTTTCAGTCCCGATCAAACACCAGTACCAGTAAATGTTGGACCAATAAAACCAGGAGGAATGTTAGATTTTATAGGACATGGTGATGGTGCCACTGGTAGATTGATATTGAAAGATGCTAGCGGTAAGAAAGTCGGTAGTTGGGAAGCTATCAGTGGTGTTCTAAGAACTGCTGGAACATCGCAAGCAGAAAGAACAAATGTTTCTGGTAGATTATATCCACTTCCCGATGGAACCTATCCTTTGGTTGCATATGCAAGACACGGATTTGTTAAGGGAGTTGGAACCTGGTCCACTTTTATTAATAATGCTTCTGGCGCAATCGGAAGAAGAAGTGCTGTTATGGTTCATAATGATATTGGTAGTAATGGAACAGCAGGTTGTATCGGTGTTGAACTTGGAGGAACATCTGGAACTAAGGCAGAACAAGCATTTTTAACTTTATATGAGGCAGTAAAACCAACATCGGTAAATGTTTCAATAGGAAAGGGTGCTAAAAAGAATCAAAGTTTGAAACCCAAACCAAGAGTGACACCTGATAATGTTCCAGTATCGCAAGCACAAAAGAATAAAGGTAAGACGAAGACTGTTATTATTCCAGTAGAAGTCTCAAAACCTGTCCCAATTTCAACTAGTTCTAATAATGGATCTACTATATTAAATACTTCTAAGTCTAGATCTAGAACATCAAATTCTCTTCACAACATACCATAAATGTCAGCAGCACAAAGTTCTATATACGAGAAGTTTATAATCATATCAGCAGACGGACAAAATCGTGCTGATATTGCTGAGGCACAGTTTAGAGTTATAAGTTTTGATTACTACGAGAATATCTTATCCCCCTATATTACTGGGACGGTGGTTATATCAAGCACCTCTGGTTCTGCAAAATCAAACGATGATAAGCAAAACAGATTGGGAGCACTTCATAGTTCATTACCTCTTCGTGCTGGTTGTACTCTTCTTGTAAAAATAAAAACAGAAGTTGGTGAGGCATTGAATTTTTCTGTAGAATCTGATGAGTATAAAAAACTCTATGTAACTGATGTGAGTGTCCTTGATAAAAATTCCACATCAGAAACATTACAAATTAGATTTGCATCTAGAACTGCATGGTTAAATGAGACTAATAAAATAACTAGAAGATTTACTGGAAGCATTAGCGATTCCGTCAAAAAAATACTTAAGGTTGACTTATCTTTTAAGGATGAGCAAATAAAGATTGATCCCTCTAGTAATTCATATTCTTTTGAGGGTATGAGAAAGAGACCGCTTGATTTGATTTCTATGCTTTGTATTAGAACCGTTCCATCAAGTGTCACAAATCCTGGTTATTTCTGCTATGAGACAAGAAATGGATTCAATTTTGTTTCGGCAGATAGTTTAATCAATCAGGATCCATTTGAAAGAGTTTATACTTACAATGGAAAAGTGGTGGCATCCGCAGAATTGAAAGACGATTCTAATAACTATAAGATTGCATCCCTGAACACTCTTAAAGATCAAAGTCTTTTGTCTCAAATTCGTACCGGAGTTTATTCGTCAAAGAATGTATTTTTCAATCCTGCCACCTATGGATTTACGGAGATTGATATTTCCGTTGAGGATAAGAAATTAACACAAGACCCTAAGTTTTCTTCACTAGGTAAAAAAGAAGGAGCACCACAATTCTTGTTTGGAGGTAAGAACGGAAAGAAATATCACAGAATACAATCGGCAATTTTTAATGTGGGTGCAGAAGGATTGTCAAAGGATGTAAATAATAGTCCGGAACTATATTATGCTGCTGGAAGCACGAGATATAATATTATGTTCTCGCAGATTCATTCTGTGACCATTCCTTGTAATACAGATCTTGAAGCAGGCGGATTGCTTAAATTAGAAATTGAATCTAATTCTCAAGATAAAGAACAAGGACCAGATGAAGTTCAGAGTGGAAACTATATAATTCAGGCACTCCGTCATCACTTTGACCCAAATAAATCCACCACATCAATGAATTTAATTCGTGATTCTTATGGTTTACACTTTACCAAATCCAATTAATAAGTCTAATGGAATCTAATAACACTGATGGTATAAAATTTTTTGGTGCTAACTCCAACGAATGGATAGGTATTGTATTGAGTGCCGAATCTCAGAAAGAACAAATACAAGGAACTGGTGGTTTTGGGTGTAGATATAAAGTCGCAATAATGGGGCACCACCCAACAGACCAGGCAGAAATTAAGGATGAAGATATTACATATGCACTAGTTCAGTTTGGTGTATGTGACGGCAGTGGTGCCGCAAATAAAATGAGAACACCAAGAATATCTCAGGGTGACGTTGTAAGAGGAAAGTTCCTGGATGGCTCTGGTAAACAACAACCAATTATTGAGGGTGTTCTTGGTAGAACTTCTGGCACTCGTTATGGTAAGGGAAGATTTGAGTCTAAAACTGGATTTTGGGGAGGATTAAAACCAGGAAATCTTTTAGAGAGAGATGAGGCAAACGAGACCAGTACTCCTCCTTGTGTTCCAAAAGCAATACCAAAGGGTTCTGGTAGTGACAAGACTGCTAAAAGAGAGACGGATAAGGAAGCACTAAAAGCAGCAGGAATTGACCCAGATGGAGAACCAAAGGTTGGAGAAGTTAAAAAACCAGAAGGTAATGGTTTAACGGCAGAAGAACAGGCAGAGATATTAAAAGAACAACAAACTGGCACAGTGAAAACTGACGAACAACTCCAAGCAGAAGAAGGTGGTCCATCTAACACTGTTCCAACCGAAGAAGTAGAAACCAGAGAACAACGCCAAGAAAGAGAAGATAGGGAAGCAGCACAGGCACTGCTAGATTCTGGCGAATTCCTGTTCTAAATATCAACACGGAGGAAAATATCTATGAGTTGCGCCAGAGCCGAATCACTAACATCAGGCAATATTATTATATCCGCAGATCCCTGTAAGGATAATACCTTTGCTAGAATAGAAGCATACCTTACTAACTTTTTTGATCGTCTATCAAAGATACAGGGTGCGGTTGATAATCTTCAGAACGAGATTAGATCTGTTGTTAAAGTTATTGGAGATACTATAACTGGATTCGTCAATAAAATTCTTGGATCGCTGAATGATAAGATTGCCGAACTAATTCCAAAGGCAATGCAAGCATTTGAGAAATTTTTAATTGGAACTGGAAGAACAATACCAGAAATCATTGCAATTGAGACTCCCCTCATTCCTGCAGTAAAAAAACTCCTTGATGGAATTTTCTGTGCAGCAACAAAAGTAATAAAGGGTGCAAAAGATGCACTGACCGACTTAATCACTGGTGCCGTTAAGAACGTTCTGAATGCCTCTGCTTGCGTAGTAGAAAATATCATTGGTGGATTTACCAATAACCTGATTAATACAGTTGATTCTATCGTTGGTCCATTACTAGAACCAATCACTGGAATTTTAGGAACATTCTTTAAGTTTGATCTGAAGAATTTCCTTGTTACAGGAATCAATGCAGTAAGAAAAATTCAGAATCTTTTTGAGTGTGATGAAGAGAAGATTTGCCCAGCATCAACCAAATACAAGATTGATCAGGGTCCTCTAAAAGATATGAGTGAAGAGGACCAGGACAGTGCATTTAATAGAGTCTTCAGTGGAGTTGCACTTTCTCAGGGAGCAAAGAATCTTCAGTCAGACTTTGAGAAGAAATATGGTAAGTGGAGTGTATTTGGTGCTCCATTGGGTGAGGCATCAGATCTTGGACCTTGCAACTTTGGTAATGTAACCGAATGTGGATTACCTACGGCAACTATTTTTGGTGGAGATGGATTTGGTGCCGCTGGTAATGTAATTCTTGGAAAGATTATTGAGAATGTAGATACTGAGGATGCTGTCGGATCTGTAATTAAGACTGGAAGTATCGTCGGTGTTGATATTACAAATCCAGGACAAGGATACTTGGATACACCACTAATATCGTTCCAAGATGGTTGTAACAAGGGATATGGTGCTTATGGTAGATGTATTGTTGACCGCAATCCATCTTCTCCCACCTACGGACAAATTACCGGAGTGGTAATGATAAGCGAAGGTGAAAATTATCCTGCCGATATTGATGAATTACCACTTTATATTAAGGGTGTCGTAATTGAGGATCCTGGTTCTAATTATGAAGAAGATGATACTGTTGAGGGTCTTGACCTAACAATCAGAGATGGAAGAGTTGTTGCCGCAACTATTAAACCTGGATTCGGATACAATGGACTGCCAGACCTAAATATCAATAGTGATACTGGATTTGGAGCAGTATTGAGACCTATTATGACTGTTGCAACTCCACAAACAGAAATCGTCCAAGTCATAGATTGTATTAGTTAATTATGGGGCAGGAAACTAGGACTACGGAGGTATTAGGACCAAAGTGTGTAATAGAAACTGGCAATCCTCAAATGGGAATGTCAGGTAGAGATTCTACTAAAATATTATGCACTAATGATATGGCAATGAGATTTATTTTATCTCATACTGAAAGTGGTTTGAGTAAAATAACGACAGAGGGTACAGTACTAGTTGAGGCAGCTTCCAGTCCCAAATTGTCAGAAGGAGTAACAGCATATAAGATTATTGCCCATAAAGGAGACTTTGACTTAAATGTTGATAAGGGAAGCACAAAAGTATATGCCAGACAGATAACTCTTCAAGCAAGTAAAGAGATTGTTATTGATGCTCCGAGTATAAGAATTGGTTCTGATAATGAGAATGTTACTAAAGATATTAAAATTATTGGACAACACGTAGATATTAAGTCAAAAAAAGGAAATTTAGCAAATAGTTTAATGGAAAGCAGTTACTTAAAGGCATTTGACGGAACTTTGGTTTCTGACCTTGCACTTATTGCCTCTGGTTCTCCATTGGCAGCTGCTGCCAAAGTCGGTGCAGAAGTAGCGAAAAAACTTTTTGGGTAATAAGAAATGGCAAATTGTCCAGTACCATCAAATCCAGCATTTACAAGATCAGGTAGTTCGGTCTTTGAAAATATTACTATATGGGGAAAAACATGTATTAATGGAATAGACATAACTGGTCAAGCATTATTTTACGAAGATGCTACCTTTAAGAAAGACGTTATAATTGAAGGAATATTAGACATTAATTTTTTATTAGTAAAAACTAGACTAGATGTTGGTATTGGTGGAACAGCACTTAATATTGATACCAGAACAGAACAGATTGGTATATTTACTGCAACACCACAGCAAAAGTTTCAGTTTAATAGTGAAGAAGAGAATACATTTGTAATTACTGGTC